AAGCTATATATGAAGTATCTCAATTCAGAGTTTCGTGACGTGCATGCACAATATCCTGATTTTCTTCGAGTGCTTCAAGACTTAGTTCAACATCCAAACGACAAGGAGCCAGTATGAGCACACTCATCACGCTGTTTCTCGCGTTTGTGTGTCATACAGGGGTATGCCATGCTACGACCATCACTATTACACGCGAGGCAATGGCTATAGCCTCATGTGAGAGTGGTGATGGCTGGAATTATGGCACCATCAGCTGGACAGCACGCAGCCTCACGGCTGATGGTGGTGCATGGCAATTCAACGACAGCACTGCACTGTGGCTCACAGGCCGTGATCACGCTGAGCTGTGGGCTCCAGCTACGCAGTATGCAGCTTTTACGAGGCTGTGGGCTGATGGCTATGGGCATACCCACTGGAGCGCATCGCAGGCATGCTGGAGTAGATGGCTCAAAATAGAAAACAGTAGAGCAGTGTGGTATAACTAGCTCAGTGGTCACGCGGCGTAGCATTATAGGAGTATGCAGCTGGAGCGCATCCAGCGAGTGTGAGGTTCGAATCCTACCGCCGCCCCACTACTTGCCTAAATAGCTCAATGGCAGAGCACCAAAAATGTGTGGGTTCGAATCCCACTTTAGGCACCAAAACAGTGAGCAGTAGCGAGGTGAGCCGTGGGTGATTTTCGCTGTGATATACGACAGTGGGCCAGTGCACAGGCACTGCGTGAGCATCTCGCTCAGTATGATCCGAGTATTGCATCATGGTGCACAGGTATTGTGGTGCACCACACAGTCAAACCTGATACCACAGAGTGGCGTGGTATGCGCTCTATGCAGGCGATGAAAGCATACTATACGCAGCTCGGCTGGAGTGCAGGCCCACATCTCTACCTAGCGTGTCACTCACTCAATGCGAGCACTAATGGTATATGGCAGCTCACTGCACTTAATGAGCGTGGTGTGCATGCTGCAGGTGCAAACAATACCACATGGGGTATAGAGGTAGTGGGTGCATTTGATGCAAAACCGTGGAGCGCAGTGCAGCAGGCTCTCGTGTATGATGTAATTGAGATACTCATGCGGTGGCGTGGTATCACGAGCGTAACCATAGATACACTCAAGGGCCACCGAGAGGTACCGAGCTCTAAAACGTGAGCAGGCCGTATGATAGATATGGATAGAGTGAGGCGAGATATTTCAGGGAGAGTGATACAGTGAGCACATCAGCAGAAAGCATTGACGTAAAAATGGTACGTGTTGAGGGTAAGCTCGATACCCTCATTACACAGCAGAGCGATTACTATACACAGCTCAAAGAGGTACGCACTGATTTGCGTGAGCTCGAGCTGCAGTTTAAGAGTATGCAGAGTGTGCTCAAATTGGTAGGCACACTGATAGGCATACTGGTACCTACGATACTTGCAGTAGCTAAATTGATATGGGGGTAGATTATGTGTAAACCGTGGTACACCAGCAAGACAATTTGGATTAACGCACTCACACTCACTGCACTCATCATCAGCACTATCATGCAGTGGCCTGATCTCCAGCAGTACAGCACATACCTCACGTATGCACTCGCAATTGTAAACCTCGTGCTACGGTTTATCACCACGACAAAGCTGGAGCGATAGCATGAGCGATACACCACACATTGAGCTACCTCAGTATGAGGGTGAGAGCATGCAGGCCTATCAGTGTCGTGTGGATTACATCACTATGGGTGGCTCTCGCACCTATCAGGCAATAGCGAAAAAATACGGTAAGCAGTACACACAAATTGCACGATGGCATAAACGATTTAACTGGGCTGAGTGTGCAACACAGTATGATCAGGCCGTGTACAGTGTGGAGATAGCCACACGCACACACAGCTATGCACAGAGCATCGCTGCACATCGCAGCACTGCACTTGCTGTGGGTGATGAGCTGGTGACTATGGGCCGTGCACTCGCTGAGCAGATTACCTCACGGCTGGATATCATGGATTACAAACCGAGCGATCTACAAACCGCTGTAAAAGCGATTTTGTATGGTATGGATCTCAAGGCCCACGCACTCGAGCTGGATAGAGTGCTCGAGAAAAGCAGTGATGAGGATTACTTCACTACATGAGTATCATACTCGGTGCACACAAGCGGCTGAGGCTCTCACTCAGTACAAAATCAGCACAGCGTGCCATGAGCGAGCTCACAGGCACTGCACCACAGGCACAGTTTTGGGCTGCACCTGATAAGTATCGTGCATTTGTGGGTGGTATTGGGAGTGGTAAAACCTACGCAGGTGCTGCAGAGTGTTTCAGGCAGCCTGCACGCAGCGTAGGCATGGTGCTCGCACCTACATACCGTATGCTCGAGGATGCTACCATACCTGCACTGCGTGCAATAGGTGAGCAGTACATAAACCTCAGTAAATCAAATCAAAAGCGATGGGTGCTCAATAATGGCAGCGTAATTATCTTTCGCAGTGCTGAGGATCCTGCACGGCTGCGCGGGCCTAATGTATCATGGTTTTGGCTCGATGAGGCTGCAATGATGCACTATGATGTGTGGCGCATCATTAAGGGCCGTTTACGTATGCAGCCTGCGCGAGGGTGGATTACCACCACACCAAACAGCGAGCGCAAAGATTGGGTATACGATTTGTGCAGAGCACATGAGGCTGATACTGATACCGTGGCACTCATCACAGCGAGCACTCGCTCTAATCCACACCTACCAGCAGGTTTCGTTGAGGATCTCGAGAAAACGTATACCACTGAGTGGCGTGAGCGTGAGATAGAGGGTAAGTTTTACTATAGTGATGGTGCGATTATACAGCGCGAGTGGCTACGCGTCATACCTGCTGCACCATCAGGCCTACAGTGGGTGAGATACTGGGATCTCGCCGCAAGCGTGAAACAGAGTGCAGACTATACCGCGAGCGTGAGAGTAGCATTTCATGAGGATGTGCTCTATATTGCAGATGGTATACGCATGCGTGCAGTATGGCCTGATGTGCGTAGGGTGATGATACGCACCATGCGCGACGAGGCTCACAACACCACGCAGGTAGTAGAGGAAGCGATGCACGGCCTCGCGGTAGTGCAAGAGCTCCAGCGACTGCCTGAGCTCGCACATATCGCTATCATGGGCTATCGTGTGCGTGAGGATAAAGTACAGCGTGCATTACCGTGGGCTGCACGCGCTGAGCAGGGTATAGTACGCGTAGTGCAGGGTGAGTGGGTGAGGCAGTTTATAGATGAGGCTGTATCATTCCCTCATGGTGATCATGATGATATGGTAGATGCAGTATCAGGTGGTGTGGCTATGCTCGGTGCAGGCAGTGTGCTGTACGATTTTATGTAGGGGTGAGCTATGAGCTATAAGGCGATTGAAGCTATACCTGGGTGGTATAACGTAGCGAAAAAAGCAGGGGAGCTCTATGATACGCTCGATGCGTATGAGAAAGTGCCTATGCTGCATCGTGCAGTAAACCTACGAGCCGAGGCTCTCGGTACTGTACCGTACCAGCTCGAGCGTGGTGGTGTATATGTTGACTATCCATTTGTGACACCACTCGAGGCACTACTCCAGCAAACCGAGCGCAGCCTGCTGCTGTTTGGCCATGCGTTTTGGCTGCGTTTAATGCGAGGCCGTGTGCTGTATGGTTTTCAATTCATTCAGCCTCACAGCATGCGAATGAGCTTTGATGAAACACGCATCACAAATGGTGATGTGATGACAGGCATCATATTTACACAGCAGGTAGGCTCTCGCACGTTTGGGCCGTGGTCTATCAATGACATTGTGTATTTTAGAGAGCCGAGCCTCAAAGATGATATACACGCAGGCACGAGTAGTGCGAGTGTGGCACTGCAGAGTGCACGGCTCGCATATTACTTAGAGCGGTTTAGCTCAGCGTTTTTCGAGCATGGTGCACAGCCTGCACTGGTGATGAGCTTAGACAAGAGCATTACACCACCTGAGTATGAGCGTCTTAAATCATCATGGCAGCGATATGCAGAGAATGTGAGCAACGCATTTAAAACATTCTTTTTCAGAGGTGATGTTAATGCACAAATCATCACATTCCCTCTCAAAGATATGGAGCTTGTCGCACTGCAGGAGCGTACTACTACCAACATCGTTACAACATTTGGTGTACCACGCACCATGCTCGAGGCCTCTGCTGCAAACTATGCCACGGCTGATAGTGACAGGCAGTCATTTTGGCGCGAGACGATTGTACCTCGCCTCGCATTTTACGAGCGTGTGCTCAATGGACAGCTACTCGCACCACTCAAGTATAAAATCATATTCCAGCCTGAAAAACTTTCAGTATTCCAAACTGATGAGGCAGCACGCGCTGATAGCCTCGTAAAGCTGGTGCAGGCTGGTATGAGCCTCGATGAGGCTAAATATCGGCTCGGCTATGAGGATGTATCACAGGCTCTCGGTTTACAGCAGGCAGGCCCACAGCCTGATGCGACAGGTATCACAGAGAGTGGTGAGAGCGTGGTAGATCCATCACTCAGCGAGCTTGCCACCAAACGTGCAGCAGAGCTCGAGCACTTTGAGCGTAAAGCACTCAAACGGCTCAAACAGCGAGGCAGTGCTGCAGGCACCACGTTTGAGAGTGATGTGCTACCACGCTACCTCACTGATTTTTTAGAGCTCGAGCTCAAGAGCACTAAAAAAAAAATTGATGTAACACAGCTGTTTGACTGGATAAAGCTCACACTCGGTGATATGACACCTGACGAGCGCAGGATATATAAGCTCATTGCAGATAAGCTTGCGAGCCGTGTAGATGACACGGCTGCAGCTATTGCAGCAGGTGACTATACACGC